GGGAGCTTAACCGAGCTCTTACGCAGCTATCCCGCATCCTGGAAGTGTCAGGCAACCCTATTGCCGTACTCGAGGGAGTGGAATCCGCCGAGGATATTAAGGTACAGCCTGGCGCAGTGTGGGCGCTCCCGGAGGCAGCCAAAGCCTATCTACTGGATTTACTACAGGGCGGCGGCATCAGGCTGCACATCGACTATATAGAAATGATTTACCGATGCCTGCATGACATATCGGAAGCCCCCAGGGCAGCCTATGGCGGCATCGAGAGGGAGCTGTCAGGCGTAGCCCTCGAGGTGGAGCTCCAGTCCTTACTTCAAAAAGTAAGGCGTAAGCGGACGATACGGACGGCAGCCTACATGAAGCGAAACGTTATGGTCCTTAAACTGCATGCCCAGTTCAACCGAGAGGACTTGACGCAGGTAGCCCATCGCATCATCTGGGGAGCGGTATTGCCTCAGGACAGAGCCAGGGAAGCTCAGAATGAGCAGCTATTAGTCCAGTCAGGCGTCCATTCCAGGAGGACGGCCATGGACGAGCTGAGCATCCGTGACCCCGAGGCGGAGTTCGAGAAGTGGTTAGAGGAGAGGCGCCGCATCCTGGAAATGAATCTAGAATATCGTGCGAAATCTACTCGTGGCGGTGAGAGAGAGAGAATCGTCGCCGCAGAGGTGGAGAACGTTCCCGAATAATTATCAAACGAAAAGGAGTAAAACATTGTCAGATGAAAACACCAACAACCAGATCACCCAGGAGCAGTACGACACGCTCAAAGTCGAGCTCGAAGCCCAGGTCGAGGCAGAAAAAGCCCGGTCTAAGGAAGCTATTGCACAGGCTACTCAACCCCTTCAAGGGCGTATCACGGAGCTTGAGGCAGGTCTTCAGTCGAAAGACGAAGAAGTCAGCACGCTCAAGACCGAAGGCGAAACCAAAGACGGGAGTCTAGTTTCGCTTCAGGCTACGCTTGACGGAGCTTTGGCCGAGTACCGGGCCCTGGTAGTTAGCGCCAACCCCCTTTTCTCCGAGGAGCTAATCCAGGGGAACACCCTTGACGAGATTAAGGCTTCGGTCGAAAAGGCTAATGCCGTGGTGGGGAAGGTTAAGGCAGGCCTGGAGAGCCAGGCTAACTTGACCACCATCCCAGCAGGAGCTCCGGCAGCCACACCCGTCGACCTGTCTACCCTGTCGAGCAGGGAAAAAATAACCAGGGGCTTACAAGAAGCCCGAAAGGAAAAATAACCTATGGCAACAACTTTAACCGAAGCAGCAAAACTAAGTAATGATGCTCTGCTAGCTGGAGTAATCGAGACTATCATCAAGGATAGCCCGCTGCTCCAGAGCATGCCGTTCATAGAGATTGTAGGCAATGCCTTGACCTATAACAGGGAGAAGGCTTTACCATCCGCTGAATGGCACGCCGTCAATGATGATTGGGCGACTTCACCTGCAGTAACCTTCGACCAGCCCACGGCTACCCTGTCTATCCTGGGGCAGAACGCCGACGTGGACGCCTATATCAAGCAGACCCGCTCCAATATCCAGGACGTCGAGGGAGCTATCATCGAGCTAACGGCTAAGGCCATCAGGCACGAGCTCGAGGATAAATTCATCTACGGCGACCATACCGGCTACCCCAGCCAGTTCGATGGCTTGATCAAGCTCATCGATACCATGACCGACCCGGCCACACCTAACGCTCAGGTAGTGTCGATGGCTACGTCTCAGGACGGCGCCACGCTTTCCCTGTCCAAGATTGACGAGCTCATCGATGCCGTCAAAGGCGGTAAGCCCGACTTGCTGATGATGAGCCGCAGAACACGGAGAAAGATAGGCGCTCTGGCCAGAGCAGCCGGTAATAACCTCGAAGTAGGTACCGGGGCGCTTGGTGAGTTCGTTCAGCTCTACAATGGCATAGTCATTGCCATCAACGACTTCATGAAGGATACCCACCAACTAGCCACCACCCCCTTCGACTACGAGCTCAGCCTCACGGCCGGCAGTTGCGCCAGCATCTATGCCCTCCAGTTTGGGGAAGGCGCACTCTGTGGCTTGACCGGTCCAGGCGGACTCCAGGTGCAGCCTATCGGTGCTATGGAGACCAAGGACGCCGACAGGACACGACTAAAGTGGTATGTCTCTTTGGCTGATTTCAGCCTGGTCAAGAGAGCCGCTTTAATCGGCATCAAGAACGACTAATTTGCCGTAAGGCGAAAAATAGGCAACAGTCAGCAGTCAGCAGTCAGCAGTCGGGGGAGGTTGGGGACTATCGACTATCGACTAATGACTAATGGCTAGCGACTGAAAAGGAGAAAAAGAATATGGCATTTAGTGACCCAGGAACAGGCAGAAACATCATAAACTCGAATGTCGGGCCAGAAGCCCCCACCGTGACGCTGGCCGAGGCTTGCAAGCGTGGGGACGTTCTGGGCTACAGCACAGGCTGGAAGCTAGCCCTGGCCACTGTAGGCACGGCTATCCAGGGACGGCTTGTTGCCCTGGCTGATGGTGCTATTGGTGATGTCATACCCGTATCACCCAACCCTGTAGTCAGTGGCTACACAGGCGCTACCCCTGGCGGTTATGTCTATGTAGCTGAGAGCACGGATAGCGGCCAGATAACCGATACAGCACCGACCACCTCTGGCGATTGCGATACCATCATCGGCATTGCCCTATCGGCGACCGAGGTGGCCTTCTTCTTGAACGCCAGAGTCGATAGCTTAGCAACCTAAGAGGAGCTTGCGGGGGTTTCATGTCCCCCGTACCTCCTTAAAGCTTGGGGGGTAGAGGCTACAACTACTCTACCCCCCCAGAAAACATGTAGCGCAGGGCTTTAGCCCTGCTAGAGAAGGTGGAAAATGACCTTAACTGAAATGAGAGGTTTAGTCAGGCGGGACCTTAAAGACGAGGACCCGAGCAACTACCGGTGGACGGATGATGAAATCGATAGAGCCATCCAGAGAGCCGTTGCCGACCTATCCCGTTATGTGCCCAAAGAGGAGAAGGCGACCATCGCTACCACCGACAGCTCATACGAGATAGACATATCATCTTTGACCGATAGAGTCTCAGTCGATAAGGTTGAGTTCCCCATTGACCGGCACCCCCGGGAGTTTCAGCGCTTCACCGTCTACCAGGACGCTTTGACCTTGCTAGGCGCTTACCAGGGAGACGGAGAGGATTGCTACATCTACTGGAGCAAGGTTCACACCCTGGACGCTGCCAGCTCGACCATACCCGCCTATCTTGAAGACCTGGTTGCCCTGGGAGCTTCCGCCTATGCCGCACTAGCCCAGAGCCAGTACCATTCTGATAGAGCCAACACCGGCGGGAGTGATGTCGACCGCGACTATACTTATTGGGCCAGAGACGCATTAAGCGAGTTCAAACGAAAGCTCAAAGCCTACGGCAGAAACCGCAAGCTCAGAGTAGGACAATTTTATACATGAGAAGGAGTACATTATGACAAATACCAAAGTCAAAGAAAGACTACCCAAGACCAAAGAGGACTTGCCGTGGCAGGCGTTCGCCATTGTGGGCGATAAGGGCGACCCCGACACCTGGAAGCTGCCGCATCACAACACGACCATCTTCAGAGCCATTAAGGGAAAGATAGGCTTTGAGAGGACGGTTGACTGGGAGCTCATGCCGGCAGCCGTGGCAGCGCTTTCCCGGGGAGGCTACCGGGGCCAGAGAGTCGAGGCATCCGAGGGCTATATCATTTCGGCAGCCAGGCATCTTGCCAGGCACTATCAAAAAGCGGACAAGCCCGTGCCCGATACTCTGGCGGTGCTTGTTTAGGCAGGATTGTATCCGCCAACTGTTTCAAGCCCTTTCTCGGTAATCTCAGAGGCTTGCAGATAGAGAGGAAAAATAAAATCAGATAGGAGGAGGAAAATCCTAAGCACTAAGCACCAAATCCTAAACAATATCAAAGCCCAAAATTCGAATGATCAAAACCCTCACGTTTTGAATTTAGAGCATTTGGACTTGGGATTTGTTTAGAGTTTAGATATTAGGATTTAGGATTTCCTCCGAAGGAGTGCATTATGACTATAGAAGGTAAAAAGAAATGGACAGCAGCGCTGATCGCCATCGCTGGCACAGTGGTTGCTCAGTTCGCCCCGGAGCAGGGAGACACCATCATGGAAGCGGTGCAGAGCATGGCCCCGCTTTTGATGGGTGGCATCTATATCGTTGCTCAGTGGGCACATGACGAAAAGAAGGAGCAGGTCAAGATTGAGGCAGAGAAAACCAGGCAGGTATCCGCAGGCAATGCAGTCCTCGAGCTCCAGGAAGATATCTACCCGCTAGTCGAGGAGGCTTATTTCGAGCCGTTTGACATGGAAGCCTTTGACAAGAAGCTGGAAGCCCGAGCTGCTAATACTTACCTGGAAGTCAACCCGATAACTGTTTTCTTTGCAGCCCAGGACAAAGGCAAGGCTACCAAATGCCGGCATATAGACCAGGCGTTATCTTACTGGGACTTCCTGCTCGATAAGTCGATGAAAGCCTTTGAGCACATGTACGGCTTCAGGCTTGACGAAGCCGACAAGCACCTGGCAGACGATAACAAGGATTGCCCCTATTACTCAGTCGACAACATGGCCAGGCAGAAAGGCATCCACTTCTGGAATATGTTACGGACCGTAAAACGGACTATCAAAAAGCATAGCGAGCTCGAGGCATTAGCCGAGACTGATATCCCATGGCAGAGCAAGCTAGCGCCCAGCGACCAATCACTATTCGGCCTCGGGAATCTCGCTGGGGAACTGCTAAAACACAATGCCTAACACTGTATGTTGTGGAGAGAGGAGCTGCAGGGAGGCACAATATATTGTGGTCAACATTTTATGATCCGTGAAGTTTACCCACAACATGTAGCGCAGGGCTTTAGCCCTGCCAGAGGTGGGGAGGCTGGGGACTATCGACTATCGACTAATGACTATTGACTTGAAATGAAATGAGAGACCTATCGTCAACACTGAAAGCCGAGCAGAAGAAGCCGAGCCGTAAGCCCGTTGTCAAGGTTGAGGTACAGGCGTACGGCCACCCTGCTAAGGCGACCTCTATTCAGTGGAGCTTGTTCGGTTGGCAGAAGATGGGCGGAGACAGCTCAACCCCCAACTTCCACGGCGTGGCCATCCCCTCAGATGGCTCGTTAAACCGCATCAAACTTGATAGCACCACGCTTAAAAGCCAGCGAGTTACCAGCCCGGGGCCTGGCTCCACTTATTCAAGCTGGGTTACCCGAGGCGGAGTGCCAGCCGATTCTCATATCGCCATTGCAGCTCAGGGCACGCAGCTCATCATCGGTTGCTGCAGCGCAGCGTACTTGTACCGGTTCGAGTCCAGCAACAGCGGTGCTACCTGGGGTGGCGCCATCGAGATGGCTAATGCCCGCCCCTGTGAGCGAGGCTGTGCCGTAGCCTATAAGTCCAACGGAGACTGTATCATCGTCCACGCCTCAGATGTAAACGACCCCAAGAGCCTCTATCTTCAGAAAAGGACAGGCGGTAGCTGGAGTACCGGCTTAGGCCAGCGCTCCGGGGATTGGGAAATCGAAGGCTTAGCTGCATATCACGATGGAGACTGGAATATCATCGCCCTGGTGCTGGACGGCAACTATCTCTCAATAGTAAAAATGATTTACGGAGACGGGGATAAGGTTGCCGCCGGCACCTGGGGCACGGATGAAAAGATTGGCCTGGGGAGAGCCAGGATAGATATCCAGGCAGAAATGTTGCTGCGCAAGTTCCAGACCCAGTACTGGGGAGGCGCTGCGGCCAGGCATACCCCCACATACTGGGAGAAGCACCAGGCCGTACTGGAAACCCTGGCTGGGGACGACTCAGGCCTTGCCGGTGTTTCACTTTGTAAGCCAACAGACTACGGCGCTCTGTTATCGGCAGCCCGCTCAAACACCCCCTGGCTGTTCAAGCTCAGTGGTGATTTCATTGACGCCAACTGGAACAAGGCGTCGACCATCCCCACCGGTGCCGGCTATGGCATGGCTTTAGCCCAGGACGGCACGTACCTGTGGGCGACTCAGGCTAATGAAGTGTGGAGGACAGCACTGCCGAGCTCCTGGACAGCCCCCACCGCGGGAAGCGGCGCTGGGGATAAAATCACCATACCCGTCAAGGATATCCTTCACATCACCGAGACGATACGACCCGAACAACAATCAACCCTGGAGCTCGAGCTCAATAACTCGAAAGGCACTTATGACAGCCCTGGCAGCGGAGACATCGCTGAAATGAAACGAGGCAGCCGTGTCAATCTGTTTATCGGCTACCGCACCAGCTCGGATGAGCTGAGCGAATGTGGCCGTTACTTTATCGAGTCAATGGAGTACAATCGCTCAGCTAGCAGAGCCAGCTTGACCTTGAATTGCATCGACGCCTGGGGGCTTCTTGAGAGGTACTCATTTAATAAGCCAGTGGAGTTCAACAGCGAAACGGACGACTTCACCGTCTACCAGCTAATTGAGAAGGTTATGCAGGCGGTGGGGGGGACTATCGGCTATAAGACTCGTAGCGACCTCGTTACCAGCCTTTACCCCCAGCTCAATATCCATGCCGGGGAGAGCGGCGCCAGCGTCCTCACCAGGCTATTAAACCTGGTTACCGATGTAATCTTTTTCTTTGGCCTGGCAGGTTACATAATCTACCCCCAGGCAGGAGACTCAGCAGCCTATAAATACAGATTCCCATAAAACATGTAGCGCAGGGCTTTAGCCCTGCCAGAGGAGGAAAAACCATGGCAAACGAACTTTACGACAAAGGGAGAGAGGGGTTTCTTGACGGCAGCATCGATTGGGACACCGACGATATCCGCTGTATCCTGGTGGACACCGCCGACTATTCCGTTGACCTGGCCGCACACGACAACCTGGACGATATACCCTCGGGAGCCAGGGTTGCTACCAGTGGCGCTCTAACCGGCAAGACGGTTGTTGCCGGCGTTGCCGATGCTGACGATGTGACCTTCCCAACGGTTACCGGTGACCCGAGTGAAGCCCTTGTAATCTACAAGCACACCGGCACGGAGAGCACATCGAGACTGATTGCCTACATCGACGACGCTACCGGCTTACCCGTCACCCCCAACGGCGGAGACATCACCGTTCAGTGGGATGCAGCTGCTTCGAAAATCTTCAAACTATAACGATAGCTGATAGTCGGCAGTCGCTAGTCTAGAGTCTGGAGTATGCGTAATGGCTACAATTTTAACAGAGGACTTTAACTCCTATAATGACGGAAATTTAGAGGGACAGGGAGGTTGGACTCTTAGGGATGGAACCTCTGGCCAAATATACATTCAAGGGACTACTGTAAAAGAGGGGGCAAAAGCAGCAGATGGACAGGGAACTTTGGATTGCAATGATGGAAAAACAGGAAGCCAGCTTAGTGACGGAAGAATAACTTACTACGCTCGAATGGGCACTGCTGATAAGCAGGGGTGTGGTTTTTATCTACGCGAAGGTGGTTCTACTAGAATACAGGTTACTTTCCGAGCGGGTGGTTACATTGATTATTATGATGGAAGCGCCTGGCACCACCTTAAAGCCTGGGCTGCTGATACCTGGTATTGTGTTGAGATTGAATGGCGAAGTTCCGACAAGAAAGCAAGATACAGAGTTGATGGTGGAACCTGGACAGACTGGGACACCACTCAGACCGCTTGGACAAATTATTTAGATACTGTTGTTATTTGCAGTACGGGTGCTGACCCTGTTGTCCATCAATACTGGGACCACATCGCTGAAAATCCTCTACCAACATTACAAACAATTTTACCCTCAGCGATTGCCTCACTAGAAGCCTTTGGCACTGCCAGGCTAAACTTGAAACTATTCCCATCGGCTATTGCCTCACTAGAAGCCTTTGGCAGCCCCACAGTTATCCTGGTAGGGAATTACATCTACCCAACAGGCATAGCTTCGCAGGAAGCCTTTGGCAACCCTACTGTACTACCTGGAGCTGTTATCATCCAGCCTTCAGCCATCCAATCAGCCGAGGCGTTAGGCAGCCCGCAGCTCAACCTCAAACTGTTTGCTCAGGGAATACCCTCGGCCGAAACGTTTGGCACACCCCTGGTTATCCCCGGAGCTGTAATTATTCAGCCATCAGGCATAGCCTCATTAGAGGCTTTTGGCACGCCCCTGGTTTTCTATGACCAGGTAATCATCCCAACTGGCATAGCATCGGCAGAAGCCTTTGGCACGCCCACAATCAGCTTCATTCTCCTTATAAAGCCCAAGTCAATACCATCGGCCGAAGCCTTTGGCACGCTCAAAGTCCTCAGAGAAATAATACACATCATCCTGGACGGCCAGTACACCCAGGGAAGCCCGGGCGTCAACCGTGTCTATATCATCGGCAAGGATGCTGAAGGCAACCCCGTCTATGGCACAAGCCTTAACCAGGCAGAGATTGACCTGGTAGGCGAGAGACTGGACTTTACCCAGGACTTGAGCATCCCCACCACTGCTAAGGCTGCTGATGTTGCTGCTGCTGCGGTGGCCAAGGCCAGGCTAACCGGTGCCCGGGGCTTTATCGTTATACCCCCCAACTGTGGCCAGGAACTGTGGGACGTTATCCAGGTGACCGATAAGCCCACCGCTCAGAGCCAGCAGAAGTACAGAGTCATTGCCGTTAGCTTCGACTACGAGCCACGCAGAGCACGCTGCCAGCATAAACTCATACTAGGAGCACCGTAATGATGATTTGTTTCCTCAGAAAAATAAGCCATTCGCCTAAGCGACCACCCGCCCGCTATTGTAGATAATTATGGCTAGAGTAGCTAAGCACCGCTATTGCCCGAAAGCCCCGCTGCGAGAGGTTACATCAGCCCGTGGCGTTAAGCTGATGTGCCCGATGGGAGACGTCAAGACGATTTACTACCGCAAAGGCAAGTCGTGGCGCAGGGTAGGGACGCTGTGCCTCCACTGCCTGTGGTTCGACCCCGACCCCAAATTCAAGCCGTCCGACACACAACCCCCGATTATATTTACTCCTCTATAGTCTGATAACCAACCCTTTCCCTTCATGGGGAGTCAAACCACTACATACATACATACAATAATCACCTGCCTACGCACCCTTTCTTCTTATTAGTCTCATGGCCAGAACATAGGGAATGAGACCTACCACCAGCACTGCAGCAGCCGCAATCACTCCAATTAATGGTTCACTCTCTGCCTCATAACACACCTCGGCAGCATATGCAGTGAAACCCCAGTAGATCAGCGATATCCCTAGCACCCCATATTTCCCGAGTTTAGCTCCCGAATCCAATATCAAGAATAGCGTCCCTAAAACTCCCAATGCTGCCGGCAGCAATTTAATAATAGTATCCATCATTACCTCCTTATCGTCGTGTTAATAGGCTAAGCCCCTTGATTAAAGGGACAAGGCTAAACAATAGAGCCAGGATAGAGAACAGCAACATATAGGAAGGAAGGAAGCATAGAGGAGAGAAGGTAAGAAGGTAAGCGATAACCCCACCCACCAACCCCCCACCCGCCAGGTATGCAGCCGGTCTTGCAGCCGGGGCGATCATTTAGCTTACTAGCCCAAAGAGATTAAGCCTCGTTTTATGGCTGTCACTACTGCCTGGGTGCGGGCATTGGCATCCA